AATATTAAAGCATAGTCAAACATGGATATCTTTTTTAGGTATTATAAATTCAGTACCAAAGAATGAAGTAACTATTCGAATTGAAACTGATATATTAGATGTGTATACAAATAACAAAACACTTTATGGAACACTTTGTTATGAGTTTTCAGATATAACTAGAAACAGGTTTGAGCCTGCTCCTGGTATGGAAGACACTTTGCTTTATAGTGATCAAGAAATATTTGTAAAAGAATTACCACACAGCATGTATAACTATCAGATAGATCTTAAAACTCCTAAATCTTTAACATTCGGAGAGCTTGAAAGTTTAGCAGACTGGTGCCGTTCACGAAAACCTGCTATTGCATTTACTGATGCTACCTATAACTGGCTTCTTAAACGTGATATATTCAACACTAGACGTTGGATATACGTTGATAACGATAGTACGCTACTGATGCTTAGATTGCGCTGTAACGACCTTATAGGCACTGTACGTAAATATGTAAAAACAGGTAAATAGTAATATGAGCGAGAGTAGACAACTATTAGGTCCTGTAACTTCAATTGTATCTGATTCAGCATATACATATGGTGATAAGAAAAAAGGTGCAGGATATCATAAAAACAATGACGGTGTGCATACAGTTGCGTACTATGTCAATGCCTTTCAAGGTACTATTAAAGTACAAGGCACACTAGCAGAAGAGCCAGGTGAGAATGACTGGGTAGATGTAATAGAATGGGGTGGTGATAGTACTTATTACGGCCAAGGAATAGAAGATTACATAGGCACACAGACGTTTACAGGCAAGTTTATATGGCTAAGAGCAGGTCATAACGTTCAAGACGGGCAAATAGTCCAGGTCCTTTATAACTACTAAGTTTGATTAATAACGCTAAATACAGTATAATCTTGTAAAGAGAGGATACTATGCGCGATCTATTGAAAAAACTAGAGTCAATTGAAACAGTAACAGAGATCAGTGATCTCGAAGAACAAACATTTAATGGTGAAGAATTCTTTGAATACTATGGCTATTTGCCATGGCACGAAGATGTTCCCGTTGAAGAAGCAGAATACCAAGGACGTAAAGTATCGCTAGGTAAACCAATGCGTGGCGATGTTAAGAAATTCAAAGTATATGTAAGAGATCCCAAAACTAAAAATATTAAAAAAGTAAACTTTGGTGATCCTAATATGCGTATTAAAAAGTCTAACCCAAAGAGACGTAAAAGTTTCCGTGCTAGACACAATTGTTCAAACCCAGGACCACGTACTAAAGCACGTTACTGGTCATGTAGGAAATGGTAATATGTTATTAAAAGAACTTTTCTCTCCTATCGGTGCCCCTAATGATAAAGAAGATGATATTAACTGGCACGACGATTTGAAAGTGTTTATGGACAATGACAATGAAGTTATGTCTACTGTAATGTTTCCAGCAATTAAGAAACATGAAAAATACAGAGGACATCCAAATGCTTATAAAATTTATATAAAGCCTGTGGAAAAATGTTGTGATATGTATTGCAACAAATTTGGTGTCGATAAACCAGAAGAAAAGTTTTCTAGAGAAAACATGATTTCATTAGCAAGACAAATTGCTAAAGAGCAAGAGATGCATTTAGAGAACGGCGACTATGAGAATTAATGAAATATTTTTAACTGAAGATGATGCCGATAAGCATATGACTTTTTGCTTTGGCAGATTCAATCCACCTACACTTGGACATAAAGAAGTTTTTAAGTCAATGAAGAAAGCTGGTGGCGAATTAGAAATATATACTAGCCAAACACAAGACGCAAAAAAGAATCCTTTAGACTATTCAACCAAAGTAGACTTTATTAGAAAAGTACATCCTGACTTTGCAAACAACGTTGTAGAAAACACAGACTTGAATACACTACCTAAAATTTGTACTTCATTACATGAAAGAGGTTACAATCATATAACATTTGTTGCAGGAAGTGATCGTCTTGAGATGATGTCTAAACTTATAAAAGATTATAACGGTGTCGAAGGAAAAGGACACGGTTACTATAAATTTGAAACAATGAATTTTGAATCTAGCGGACAACGTGAAGATGGTTCAGATGGCGTAGAAGGTATTAGTGGAACAATGGCAAGAGCCGATGCTGCTAACGGAGACATAAACAAATTTGCACAACATACCGGTGCAGGAGAACATGCAGATGAATTATACGCTGCGGTTAGAAAAGGTATGGGGATCAATGATAACACAGGGGAAAATGATGAATAAAGAATCAGCATATGATCATCCACATGGAGCGAAGCTATCTCGTATCGGCAGAGTTCTTATGGACAAGGCTGTCACTACTAAAGACGATGCATTATCATTAGTGCTTTCAAGAGTAGGTGACGAACTAACACGCTATGGTGCGCCAGGCGGAGCAAGAAATATTGAAGAACTAGTTAAACGTTGTAAACTGCCACAAGAAAAAATTATGAAATTAATGAAGTGGGCAGAAAGTCAAAAGGACGTTTTAGACAAAGTTAAAAATCCACCTGATAATCCAGACATGGATAAACCAGGACACGAGGAAGAAGAATCATTTTGTCCAGAATGTGCTAAGCCAAGATTCACAGCAATGCCAGAGCATATTCAACAACAGTACGAAAGCATCAACGAAGAAAAGCAAAAAGGCGTTGACGGCAAAGTATGTTGGAAAGGATATAAAAGAATGGGCACCAAGAAGAAGGGTGGCAAAACAGTAGACAACTGCGTTAAGATGTAATGTCTGAATTAGACGATATTGTTAGACTTGCCGGTATAAATGAATTCAAAGGTTACACACCTTGGGAAGGCAGCAATATTAGTATTAGTGGTAATGAAAAGGGAGAACTAATGAAGAAGCATAAGATTGAACCAGGCACCCCTGAATGGTTTAAGTTATGGTTTTCATTACCTAAGTTCACAGGTGAGAAACCGATATGAGATCATTTGAATTTGTATCTGAAAAAGCAGTAAGCAAAAAGCAACAGCAGTTCTTTGGTATAGTAAGAGCTATGCAAAAGGGCGACATGAAAAAAGGCGGCGAAGCCGGTGAAGTTGCTAAAGATATGAAAGTTTCTGATGTAAAGGACTTTGCTAAAACAAAGCATAAAGGATTGCCTACAAAGAAAACATCTGAAGAAGCAGCAGGTGTTGGTATCGTAACAAAACAAAATGCTACCGCAGACGTTCCAGTTGGCGGAGAGTATATGAATGTTAAGAAACTGTTTCCTAAAAACAAAAAGAAAAAAACTAAAGAAGACAGTGTACAAGAACTTGTTGTAAAACAGCAACGTCCTAAAATTGATGTTATTAATAACATAGCAATGAGAAAAGATAATAATCCTTTTCCGTTAAGTTATAAAGATACAGGCGGTGCAAGTTCAGGCGGCATGGTATACATTACTCCAGAAAATGCTAAAAAGTTTATACAGTTTTATGATAGACGTGCAGAAGACGAACAGCAACTAATGCTACAGGCACTAAAAAGTGTTTCAGGCTTAAAAAACTTGTTTAACAATCTTGGACTTGAAGTTGCAAAAATTGAAGCAACAAAAGAAGAAAATTACGAAAGAGAAGATTTACCCCAAATTAAAAATAAGCACCTAGAACATATTAGACATACTGTAGAGACAGTAGAGATCGGTGACATTATTCCAGTACAAAATGAATTTGTTCTTGAAAATTTTAAAAAGCAAATAGATAAAATTTCAGAAGGTTCATATGCTCCTATTATTGTAGATTGCAATAACAAAATTATCAACGGACATCATAGATATGCTGCATTACAAATGCTAGGTGAAACTAATGTAAACGTTGCTAAATTGTTTTTAACTGTAAATGCAGTAGTTGAAAACTTTGCTGACGGTAAAAAGAAAGGCAAAAGCAGACCAGGACGAGTAAAGAAGTCTGGTGCTAGTTGTAACGGATCAGTTACAAGCCTACGTAAAAAAGCAAAGAATGCAGGTGGTGAAAAAGGTAGAATGTATCACTGGTGTGCTAATATGAAATCAGGTCGTAAAAAGGGTAAATAGTAATATGAAACTTAATGAATTATTCAATGCCATTGAGCAAAATAAAAAGAGAATGGAATCTGCTACAGCAGGTGCTACAGCTTCTGGCAATATAGCAACAGTTGTAAGTCCACAACTTGCTATAGGAAAAGGCTCAATTGGTAATAAAAGTTATACAGGTTCTCCAGGAAAAAGCGGTACAAGTGCGCCTAAACCGCCTAAAACTGTGCAGAAGAAGAAAAAAGACGGCACAGCAGTAAATGCACTAGACATGAAAGGAAACATTTTTGGTGGCGGCGCTGCGCTCAAAAGATAAATATTAGTATGGAAAAGAAGCCCGATCATGAAGCCACAATGGCAAAAGCAGAATTAGCAAACGTTGCTAAGAACGCCATTGCGCTATATAAAATGATTGAGCCAGGCGACGAATTACAAGGTTGGATTAGCAGTTATATTACTCTATCTAACGATTACTTAGATTCTGTTCGTGAAAGAATGGAGTATGAGATTCAGGCAGATAATGCTATGAATAAAGGAGAACGAGAATACGAAGCTGGGACTTGCGAAAGTATTCGAGATAAACTAACAACAGAGTGGGAGCTCTTAAAAGGATAGCATCATGGACTTTAGAAATTTATTAAACAAACTTCCAAGAGAGGAAGCAAAAAACGAAAACACATTTGACGGTACGCTAGAAAGTATAGCAAGAGCCGCTAACGTTGATTATAAACCACAAGCAGTTGTATTTGAAGGTTATACAGATGACGAAGTTAGAGAACTTTGCCATTCAAAAGACCACGATTGTGCAACAACTGTTAACCATCCATTATATGGTAAAGGTAAACCAGTTTACGAAAGTCATGCTATTCCAGATGACTACGGTAATGTTGAGTGGTACGATGTACAATTTAAACACGGTGTAGAAAAGAAAGTTCCAGCAGCAGACATGGAAATTGTTACACTAGAAGAACACGGTGCTGCTAAACCTAAAAAGAAAAAAGCCAAAGAAGATGCTAAAGTTGAAAAAGATTCTAAGTCCAAAGAAGTAAAAGAATCAGATGACGAAGTTGCAAAAACTGTAAACGAAGAGCTATCCGAAAAAGACAAAGATACAGAATTTGCAGCATGGCTTAAGAAAACTCACAACAAAGATGTTGAAGGTTTGAAAGGCGATGAGTACGTTAAAGTATCTAAAGAGTTCCAATCATCTAAAAAGAAAGAAGAGTCATTTAGAGCTAAGTTCGATGACATGGTTGCTGAAGCAGGTAAGCCAGACTTTTTAGACTTAGACAAAGACGGTAACAAGAAAGAGCCAATGAAGAAAGCTGCTAAAGATGCTAAAGGCGGCAAGAAGTCAGGCAAAAAAGAAATGTCAGATAAGCAAAAGAAATTCTTCGGCAAAAAGAAAGAGTCAGTTGAAGAAGCAGCAGACGTAATTACAGCAGAAAAAATGCCTAAGAAGAAAGACATTTTAATGATGTGCAGCAAAGGTATGAAAGTAAATGAAATTTGCAAGAAGTATCCAAACTGTGATCAAAAGAAATTAAAAGAGATGTGCGAAGCATGTATGTCTGAAGTTAAAGCAAAGAAAACTAACGAGTCAGTTAACGAAGCAAAAGACGGCAAGATGCCATCCAAAGCACACATAAAGAAAATGTGTAAAGACGGTAAGTCTAAAGCAGAAATTTGCAAAATGCATCCAGACTGTGATCAAAAGAAATTAAAAGACATGATCGACGATTGCAAAAAAGACATGAAAGAATCAGTTAACGAGTCAGTTGAAGTTATTAAAGATCCTTCAAACATGTCATTTGTTGAAATGCTAAAACTTGTAAAAGAAAGCGGTGGACAACAGCAAATTGATCCAGTTGACGAAACACTTTGGAACTGGGCTCAAAGAGTTGCTACTTCAAAAGTTGAAGAGTCAAACAAAGCAGAAATTTTTGCAGGATTGATTTACGAGCGTAACGGTGGACGTTTTGAAATGTATGACGTTATGGACGAAGACGGACTTACTGAGTCAAAAAAAAAGGACTGAGTGAAGCAAAAGCAGGCTATTGCTCAGATGAGTGTTGCGGTGCAGATGTAAAAGCAGCAGACTGTAATTGCAAACCGACTTGTAAGCATTGTGATTGTAATGCAAAATAAGTAAAAAGAATTAACCAAAATTAAACTAAAGCCAGTTATTAACTTGACTGGCTTTTTTTATGACTATATAATAGTACTTCAACCAGGAGAATAATTTATGTCAAAAATGTACGGGCCAGAAGAAAAGGCTAAACTAGAGAGATTGATCAAAGAAGGTTCAAATGTTCTACGTGAAGTAGAGGATCTTAATGAAGGTCTTAAGGATACTGTAAAAGCAGTAGCAGAAGAACTACAGATCAAACCATCAGTAATTAATAAAGCAATTAAAATTGCTCACAAAGACGATTGGGCTAAACACTTAGAAGAGTGGGAAGACATCGAAGGCATTCTTGGAATCACAAATAATTTACCGTCCGGTAATACCGAGAGTGAATAATTGGAAAAGATAAAACACTTTTGGATAGACAGTTATAAGTCTGACACCACAGCATTTGGTTTTGAGCTAGTTAGTTTTATCTTTACAGTAATAGCAAGTCTAACACTTGCTTTTAATGCACAAGATCCAAATATGGTTATTATATATCCATTTTTCTTTGTAGGTAGTGTAACACAGTGCTACGCATCAGTAAGACGTGGTGCTGCTTGGGTTATGCTACTAACAGGGTACTTTGCATGTATAAACGTTTTTGGCTTTCTTGTTGCACTTAATATAATTTAGTACTTGACATTAACCTAAAAATATCGTATAATACATGTATGATATTAAAATCAGATATATTTTTAAAATGGACTGCCACGGTTATTCTAATACTTGGCACAGGCATTAATGCTTTAGGATTTTATCCTGCAGGGCCTGTTGTATTAGTACTTGGTAGTTTCATTTGGTTAATCGTAAGTTGTATGTGGAACGAACCTGCACTAATTGTAACTAACCTTACATTAGCATTAGTTGGTGTAGCCGGTTTACTATACACACTGTAAGTAGAAAGATAAGTATTAATGAAGAAGGTAATCGCAGGCCACAAACTGCTTATTAGGTACTTGTCAGCCAGAAGTGACATACAGGAGAAAACATGAGTTACGTAGACGCTTTCTATGATAGAGGGCAAGACACCATCAACGTTGTTGAACGTGACGATAAAGGCAAACGTCATTATCGAGAATACAATCCCAGACATATTTTTTATTACGAGGATCCTAGAGGAAAATATAAATCCATCTATGGCAAACCATTATCAAGGGTAACTTGTAAAAACATCAAAGAACTTCGTAAAGAACTTGCTATTCACAGCAACAAAAAACTTTATGAGAGCGACATCAATCCAATTTATAGAATGCTTGAGGACAACTATCTCAATCAAGACGCACCTAAACTAAACGTTGCGTTTTTTGATATTGAGGTTGACTTTGATCCTGAGCGAGGTTATGCATCTCCTGAAGATGCTTTTATGCCTATTACTTCAATTGCTGTATACATGCAGTGGATGGAAACAATGGTATGTCTTGCTATTCCGCCTAAGACACTTTCAATGGAAGAAGCAAAGAAAACTATTGAAGGCATTGACAATGTTGTGCTGTTTGAAAAAGAAAGCGAAATGCTAGATGCATTTTTAGATCTTATACAAGATGCTGATGTACTAAGTGGCTGGAACAGCGAAGGATTTGATATTCCGTACACAGTTAATAGAATTACAAAAACGTTAAGCAAAGAAGATACAAAAAGATTATGTCTTTGGAATCAGTATCCTAAAAAACGTGAGTATGAAAAGTTTGGTAAAACATCTGTTACATATGATTTAATTGGTAGAGTGCATGTTGACTCACTAGAACTTTATAGAAAATATAACTACGAAGAACGTCATACATATCGACTTGATGCTATTGGCGAACTAGAAGTTGGCGAAACAAAAACAGTTTATGAAGGTTCTCTTGATTCACTTTACAACAACGACTTTAGAACATTTATTGAATATAACATTCAAGATACTGCACTACTTGACAAACTAGATAAGAAACTTAAATTTATTGATCTTGCTAATACTGTTGCACATGAGAATACAGTTCTTATTCAAACTACTATGGGTGCTGTTGCTGTTACAGAACAAGGTATTATTAACGAAGCACACAGACGTGGGTTTATTGTTCCTAACAGAGTAAGACGTGAACCAGGTAGTGAGCCTGCGGCAGGTGCTTATGTTGCATATCCTAAGAAAGGTATTCATGAATGGATTGGTAGTGTTGACTTGAATTCACTGTATCCATCTGTTATTAGAGCTTTGAATATGGGTCCTGAAACAATTGTAGGACAACTAAGACAAGACGGAACAAAAGCACGTATTGAAGGCGAAATGGCAAAAGGTAAAAGTTTTGCAAATGCTTGGGAAGGACAATTTGGTTCTGTTGAGTTTGACTCTGTTATGGAACGTGAAGTAGGTAGGCAGATTACTATCGACTGGGAAGACAGCGACAAAAGCGATACAATTAGTGCGGCACAAGTATATGATTTAATCTTTGAAAGCAATCAGCCTTGGATGCTAAGTGCTAATGGTACCATCTTTACATATGAAAAAGAAGGTGTTATTCCTGGACTGCTAAAACGTTGGTATAAAGAACGTAAAGAAATGCAGGCAAAGATGCGTGATGCAATCAAAGCAAAGAATCCTATCGAAGAAGAGTACTGGGCAAAAAGACAACTTGTTAAAAAGATTCTACTTAACAGTTTGTATGGTGCTATTCTTAATCCAGGTTGTAGATTCTTTGATAACCGTATTGGACAGTCAACTACACTTACAGGTAGACAGATTGTTAAGCATATGAGTGCAAAGGTTAATGAGATTATTACAGGCGAGTACAACCATACAGGTAAGTCAATTGTGTATGGTGATACTGATTCATCTTACTTTAGTGCATACAGTACGTTAAAAGAAGAGATTGATAAAGGAAACATTCCTTGGGATAAAGATAGTGTTATGGCATTGTATGATCAAATCTGCGATGAAGCAAATACTACGTTTCCTAAGTTTATGGCTGAAACTTTCCATTGTCCTAAAAGCAGATCAGATGTTATTGCGGCAGCAAGAGAGATTGTTGCAAGTAAAGGTCTGTTTATTACAAAGAAAAGATATGCAGTTCTGTACTATGACGTAGAAGGTAAGCGTGTAGATACTGAAGGAAAGCCAGGTAAGATCAAAGCAATGGGTTTAGACTTGAAACGTTCTGATACTCCTGTTGTTATTCAAGACTTTTTGAGTAATGTATTAGAAATGGTACTAGCAGGTAAAGAACAACAAGACGTACTAGATTACATTACAGAATTTAGAACTGAATTTAAAACAAGACCTGGTTGGGAGAAAGGTAGTCCGAAACGTGCAAACAAGATTACTGAGTACGGCAACAAAGAAAAGAAACAAGGTAAAGCAAATATGCCTGGACATGTTCGTGCAAGTATTAATTGGAATACCTTAAAGCGTATGGAAGATGACAAATATTCCATAACTATTACAGATGGTGCGAAAGTAATTGTTTGTAAAGTTAAAGATAACCCTATGGGATTCACTAGTGTTGCGTATCCTGTAGATGAATTACGTTTGCCAGAATGGTTTAAAAAACTGCCTTTCAACGATGCTGAAATGGAAAATTCAGTAATTGATGAAAAGCTAGGTAACCTTATTGGTGTGTTAGAGTGGGATATCAGCTCTACAAGAAGTGATAACAACTTTAACAAATTGTTTGATTTTGATTAAATTGGTTAAAAAAATTCTTGCAATTAAACAAAAACCTAAATATAATGTATATTAACAAACGGAGAACTCTATAATGAAAGACATTCTAAAAGATATTGTGGAACATACACAAAACTTGGGCTTTCTTACAACTGTAAAGATTACAGGCGAAGAAGGTTCAACTACTATGTTTTCAATGGCTGATGACAGATCAGTTATAATGGAAGCAACTACACATAATCCTTATCCGGATATGATTGGCGTATTTGGTATGCCGCAGTTGCAAAAACTAAAATATTTACTTGACGGTAGTGAGTATCAAAAAGATGCTGTAATTACTGTAAAGTCAGGTGAACGCAATGGTGCAACTATTCCTACAGGATTAGAATTTGTAAACAAAGACGCAGACTTTAAAAACACTTATCAGTTTATGCTTACAGAACACATCAACGAAAAGATGAAAACTGTTAAGTTTAGAGGTGTTAACTGGGACGTAGAAGTAAGTCCTTCACTTCCAGCAGTACAGCGTTTTAATTTCCAAGCAGGCGCTAACAGCGAACATCCTACATTCTTAGCAAAGACTGACGGTACTAACTTAAAGTTTATCTTTGGTGATGCATCATCACATGGTGGTGAGTTTGTATTTGCACAAGATGTTGAAGGAACATTAGACAGAGGCTGGACATGGCCTGTAGCAAGTGTACTTGCAATCTTAAAAATTGCAGATGTTAACAACACTAAGATGAGCTTGAGTAATGAAGGTGCTATTCAAATTGAATTAGACAGCGGACTTGCTTCATACAAATATATCATTCCAGCACAGGCGGCCTAAATAATATTATGAAACCAGTCAACTTAACACCATTACAAAAGGACTATGCTGTGTATCTACCAGCGATTAGTTCTTTCTTTAGCACATATATTGCTAAACAGAGGCAAGGAGAGTTTGTTCCGAACGATCGTATTCCTAAAGGATTTGATCGTGGAATAGAAGGTATGAACTTCCTTAATGCAGACGCAGGATACTACACATACAAATATGGTTTGTATTCCGCAGGTCACGCACAATTAAACTTAGAAAAGACTATGACACAAGATGCCATGGTCCAAGAACGTGATAGAAATAACACTATGATACTAGGTGACTCGGGTGGTTATCAGGTTGGTAAAGGTGTTCTTAAATTTGATTGGTTAAACTTTGAAGGTGCTGCCGCAAACAAAACACGTGATGATATTCTTAATTGGCTAGAGCTTACAGCAGATTGGTCAATGCTACTTGATGTTCCGACTTGGGCTTGTGATCATATTCATGCTCCTAAAACAGGACTTAAAAGTTTTGAAGATTGCTTAGACAAGACACGTTACAATAACAAATATTGGTTAGAACGTAGACTTGGTGCTACAAAGTTCTTAAACGTTTTACAAGGATCAGACTGGGATACTGCTGAGAAGTGGTACGAAGGTGTTAAAGAGTTCTCCGATCCAAACGTTTGGGGCGATAAAGCATGTGAAGGTTGGGCAATGGGCGGTGCTAATATGTGCAAGATGCCTATTACATTACGTAGGTTAATGACTTTGAAATTTGATGGTATGTTAGAAGGCAAGGACTGGATGCACTTCTTAGGTACTGCACAACTTGATTGGTCATGTTACTTAACTAGTATTCAAAGACAAGTACGTAAACACATCAACGAAAACTTTACAGTAAGTTTTGACTGTGCTAGTCCGTTTATTGCAACTGCACACGGTCTTGTGTATACAAATGCACAACACACAGCAAAGCGTTGGTCAGTGATTATGGACAAGGCTCCAGATAATAAAGCACTTGCTAATCAACATGACATTCCATTTCCATTCGAAAGTGAAATTGGTAGACGTTTAT